ATCTCAGTCAGCAGACGCTCCTTGCCAGCCTTGCGACTTACTTTGAACCACTCCTTACTGAATTCCTTACGAAACTCAATGTTGCAGTAGTGCTTGAAGTTGCATTCTGACTTTCCACAGACAGCGCCGAAGTAGCATGGAACAAGTCGCACACCCTCTGGATCAGTCTCGTTGTGAATCTTCCGATCAAAACGACTCTCATACAATTTCTTGAAGTCTGCGCGGTCCTGAATGTTATCAATGTGATGCTTGCGCTCACAATCAGCACGGTTGCAGGTACATGAGAAATTGCAATTTTTGACGGTTGTCATTTTGAGTAGTTGACAGATGTTATATCTGGGATAGCTTCTCAATTTCACTATAAAAAATATTACTTATTTTAAAATCATTTTTTTGAAAATTTTAAGAAAAATAATACAAATTTATTTAAGAAAGTAAAAAGTTATTAACTAATAATGCTGATAAACCTCCTATTATTTGTGCTATAATATATGATATAGCAGTAACCGAGTCAATGTTTCCTTTTACAAGCATCATAACACTGACAGCCGGATTATAATGTCCTCCTGATATTTTACCACCGAAATAAATAGCTGCTAATAAACCAACGGCAATTGCAATAGGACCTAATGCTGCCGAAACAGGATTAGTAGCACCATCAGCTACAACGCTTAAAATAACAGAAAGGAAAAAAAATGTACCAACTACTTCTACAAAAATAGCTTGTGCTTTCATTATATATCTAATATAAGTATTTATTTTTTTGATAATAAATAATTTAAAAATTATTTGATGTTATAATTGTTTTGTCTTTTGAATTATAAACATTTAAATCGATTGGTAGTTTATCATTTATTGTTGAAGTACGAACATATGATTTATTTATATTTTCATTTGATTTATATTGAATTATAAAATTAATATAATTAGTAATTATTTGATCTTCATTGGATGGGTCTTTTGCAATTAATGATTCAGTATAATCATATGCATTCGTAATAAATTGATTAGTATCATTTATATTAGATAATACTGATACAACAATAGGTGTAGGAGTATTTTGATTTGATGACATTATTTATCTATTCTATTAATTAATAATTATTTTTAATTAGTTTTAGAGATTAGTGATTGTATATTTAATTTACTTTGTAATCCTGATTTATTTTCATTATTATTACTATTATCATTAAATACTTCATTATCTTTTGGTTTCTTAAAATCATTATAAATATTTATTTCTAATGGATTTTTTAACATTTTCTTTATTTGATTCACATTATCATCTTCTGTTGTTGTCAATATTGATTTTTTTGTATATATATCTATATTATTTGCAAAATCAACAATTAATATATTTTTATTAGAAAGATTTTGGCTTATATTTAATCTTAATTGTTTATAACTATCCAATAATATTTTATCAGCTAATTTATTAACACTCATTCTATATTTTTATAATAATATTTATTTTGGTTTTTCTAAGTATTTAGGGAAAGTTGTAAAAGCATTTACACAATCTTTATATATTTCTCTATCTATTGAACTAATACTATCATAAGCACTATCTTTATTATTTTGATAATTTGTTCTACAAGCATTATAGGCAATACAATCATTTGACTTTCCATTTGTATCATTACAATCACACCATAACTTAGCTTGTGCGTATTCTTCGGTGCTTAAACTATTTATATTAGTAAAATCATTCGTAAATGATTCTGATTTCAAATCAGGTATTTTATCAGTTTTAAGACATATTGGGCTTACTATTGCTTGATTATTTTTATCCAAATTAATAATATTATCTACATCTCCATCATGTTTAGAAAATTTATTTTCTAATTTAACTAATTTAGATAATAAATCATGTAATGCATTTGTTGGAATTGTGGATTTTTTTTCAGTATTTATTTTTTCTTGATTTGTTAATAAATTATTTGCAATTAGTATATCAGTATTTAATAAAGTTGTTAATTTATTATTAATATCATTTAATATAATCGATGTCGGATTGGAATTTAACATTAAATTATTTGATGAATTTGAAGTATTTAATGAATTTGAAGTATTTAATGAATTTGAAGTATTTAATGAATTTGATGAATTTGATGAATTTGAAGTATTTAATGAATTTGATGAATTTGATGAATTTGATGAATTTGATGAATTTGATGAATTTGAAGTATTAAGTTCTTGACTTGGTAAAGTAGATGGTATAAATAATTTTGGAAAATATATATTTGAATTATTATCAGTTGGATTTGCTAAACAAGATTTATTATTATTATTGTAATTTGCTATTATTGTATTTAATATATTATTGTCATATAATGGTGTTCCATTATTTAAATAGTTTATAAATGAAGTAGATACTGTTTTTAATTCATTGTCAGATAAAATATTATCCCAAATTATTATATAACTAAATGCAAAATCTGATTTTATTTTTGAAGGATTATCATTTATAGATAATGAAACTTTTGTATTTTTTCCAATATTAGATCCGATTGATTTATTATTAATTATTGCATTATTTGGAGTAGTTCCAGCATTAGTAGCACATGCGATAACCCAATCATCAATTTTGCCATTTAATGTTAAATTACTATCTGTTAAATAATTACCATAAGCAACAATACCACGTTTTTGTAAATAATGACCGTGTACCCATAATTCAGAATTTTGTAAATTAGTTGAAGTTGCTAAAATGTTATTTTGATTTGATGTCGCATTTGTATATCTTGTTATAGAACAAATTGTATATTTTTCTGGTAAATCACCATTCCAATTTACAGTTGTATTTACATCACCTGCTAATTCTAATATATTACTTGAAAAACCATGTCCGTCATTTGATATTCTCTTAGTTATATTCCCATTTAATAAAACCATTTTACTATATCGATTGAAAGCATCATATAAAATTGTAGGATTTTTAGGATCATAATCAGCGGCAGAATACATCCCCCATGGAATATTACTTGAAATTAATGAAATAAAATTAGTTGGTATAATAACATTATTTGAAGTATTTAATGTTATTGGCATTTGAAAATTTTCAACTTTATTAAATTGATAAATTATAAATAATGCTATTAATAAAATTAATATAGTAATAACTATTTTAAATATCATCTTACTTATTCTATATTTACCAAATAAAAAATGATAATAAATTTATTATTATTACGTATAAATTAAATAAAATGCAATCAGAATGTATTATTTGTGTAAATAATAATATTGATGAAAATACATCATGTAATATATGTAATAATAAGATTTGTAATCAATGTTTTGTATCTATTATTAATGATAATATATATACTTGTCCTTTTTGTAAAAAAGATATCAGTATTAATTGGTTAAAAATGGAAAAAGAAGTAATAATTAATTATTTCACAAAAAAAGAAATAGAAATGAAAAATGAATTGAGTTTAGTAAAAACATTAAATTGCAATCTTAATATTGAATTATGTAATATTCAAAATAAATTAAATTCTTTATTTTATGAGTTAAAAAATATAAAATCTAGAAGATAAATTTAGGATTTTCTATTTTAGAACATCTTCTTTTAATTTCATTAATTTCTTTTTTTAATTCTAAATATCTATTTTCTAATAGTTGAATTTTATTTAATATGTGTCTAATATATTCATCTTCATTATTAGGAATATTTTCAACATCAACTGTATCCATTTATAATATATATATATTTAATTAGTTATTAAATCCAATTTTTTTTACCCATTTTTAAATTACATTTTTCGCATAAAGGGCGTAAATTATTTATTTCTTGTTTGCCACCATTATATTCACTTATAATATGACTACAATGAAAACCATTTTTAGAATTATTTATAATTTCATAACATAAAGGACATTTTCCAGTATCATTATTTCCAAATTCTTTTCTCCAAACTTCAATTCGTAATTTAGGTTGAATTTTTTGTTTTTTATATTTAAATCTATGATCGGGAATTACATTATTATCTACAAAGTAATCAATAAAATTATTATTTTTTAATGAAAATATGAGTCTATTACTTATATTATTATGTTCGTCTACATAAAAAGAGGATTTATCTTCAATAAAATAATCCTGATAACAAATTAATTTATAAAAAATATTATTTTTATCATTCAAGTCATTCATAAAATTTTCAATTGATTTATTTGAAAAATATTCAGTATTTATTAGTTTATCTAAAAATTCACCGATTGTATAAACATTTGTTTTTGTATTTTTCTTTTTAGAAAAAAATTCACCATATTCTTTTTCTAAAAAAATTTTACATAAATCATATATATTTATTTTAAAATCATCCAATGAAATATAATTTTGATTTTTATATGAATCTTTATTAATTTCATTAAATAATTTTCTCATTTCTTCATCATTATTTACATTGAAATAACAAATATACGCCATATCATCAATATTATGATTTAAATATAATTGATGGATCATATTTAATCTATGCTGACCGTCAATTAAATATAATTTTTCATTATTGACAATTGCAACAATTAATTTATTTTTAAAAATGAAATAATCTGGATTTTTTAAATATGATTCAACCATTTGATCTACTTTATTTTCATCAATATCTGATTGAAAAATAGGTCTCAGAAAAAAAGTACTATATAAATTTTTAAAAGATATTTTGTTTTCTTGTCCGGTTTTATAAGAACAATTTTTTGTTCCTGGTAAAATCATCATAATATTATTAAAATGTCATTTATATATTATGACATTTATTTATATATATTTCATATAAATAAAACCATAATTTAAATAATTTATTTCTTTCAGAATGAATATCAATTAATTCACTTTTTGAAATTTTTCCTTCTAGATATTTTTTTAAATCATTGATTACTTTTTTAAAATTAATGATATCAATTTCATAATCTATTAACAATAAATTATACTTATTATTATGTTTAAACATTAATAATATTATATATTTATATTCTTAATTATATAATGATATTATTGATTTTTTTACCTCTTATCATTGGATTTTCTATTGGTATGATATCAAAACCAGATGAATGGTACTTTAAATTAAATAAACCTTATTTAAATCCACCAGGATATTTATTTTCAATTGCTTGGTCTATATTATATTTATTGATTGGCATTTCTTATTATTTAGCTTTAAAAGATAAAGAATTTGTATATTGGATAATACCAATATTAAATTTAATTTTTAATTACTTATATACACCTATGATGTTTATTTATAAAAGATTATTTGAAAGTGCATTTATTGCATTTATGACATTAATAACAGCTATTATAGTTGCAATATTATTTTATTATTATAAAAATTATATTTCAAGTTATTTATTAATACCATATATATTATGGTTATGTTTTGCTAATTATTTAGCATGGTCGGTATATTATTTAAATTAATCATTTCATGACTATCTTCATCAACGCTTTCTCCTAAAAGAAATTCATTAATATCTGAATTTGTATTAATGTCTTTTGTGCTATTATAATATAAAAAATATAAGAAAGAACTTATAATTGTTGTTATTGAAAAAATTAATATATACATAAATTAAACTTAGAATATTAATTTGTATTAATTTTGTTATTTTTAAATAAAAAATGACAAATTAGTTTTAATTATTTTTTACCCTATCAATCGAATAGCAGGTCAGACAATCAAATGGATTCAACATCGTTCATCGCTGAGTTTGTGGAGGAGTATATCTCCAATCGCAACTTATACGACGATCTTGGCGATCTTCTTGATGCGACTATTGACGATTATGTGAGTAATAACACGGTAAACGAAAACAAGACTATTGTGGCAGAATACGCTGGCGATGTCTTTGATGCTATCAAACTTTATGAGTTTCATCTAGGAACAGCGGATGAACTTCATACTAGCACCAAGGATTATTTCTACCAGCAACTCGCATATGTCTCTCTTTTCGTGAATCTGTTTCCTCGCGTTAATAAAATTGTCAAGGAAAAGCTGGAAAGTATTGCGGAACAAGACAGCATGATTATCGATCATGGAGACGACATCAAAATCATATACAATGAGGTGTACGATTCCTTCATCGAGAACTATTATGTCATCCCGCCATACAAGTCTATGCCGATGTTTGCAGCATAAATAGCCGAGAATCATATAAAAAAGGGCAAAGTATTTATTATTTTGTTCTTTTTTTGGTACATAAAAAATGATTATTATAATTATATATTTATTTATAATGAATATGTCAAATCTTATTTTACTTGGAGATTGTTTAAAAATGTTTACAATTAAAGATGTTGCTGAAAAATTAAATGTATGTGTTGGAACTGTTAAAAGATGGATTGAACTAAGTGATGTTCCTATTCATTATACATTTGATCTTCATAAAATTCTTTCAAAAGAAATTATTTATAGTAATTACCCATCATTACTTAAAGACCAATTTTTTACACCACTTGAATTAGTTGAAAAATGTTGGAAAATTTTTAATAGAGAATTAAAAATTAATATAGATGAATATATATTTATAGAACCTTCTGCTGGTGATGGTAATTTTCTTAAATATTTACCAAAAAATACAATTGCTCTTGATATAGAACCTAGAGCTAGTGGTATAGAAAAACAAGATTATTTAAATTGGAAACCATTAGATAATTCAAAAAAATATATTGTATTTGGCAATCCTCCATTTGGTTTGAGAGGTCATTTAGCATTAAATTTTATTAATCATTCAAAATCATTTGCTGATTATGTTTGTTTTATTTTACCACAATTATTTGAAAGTGATGGGAAAGGTTCTCCTCGCAAAAGAGTTAAAGGTTATAATTTAATATACAGTGAAAATTTATCTGGATTATTTTATACACCTGAATATCAATCTATAAAAATCAATGGAGTTTTTCAAATTTGGTCTAAATTTATGGAAAACTCTAAATATATTATTAAACCAAATATAAATGAATATATTAAGATATATTCATTATCAGATGGAGGAACAATTTCATCGACTAGAAATAAAAATATGATAGGTAATTGTGATATTTATTTACCATCTACTTGTTTTGGAAAAGAAAATATGAAAATATATAGTAATTTTGAAGAATTGCCAGGGAAAAAAGGATATGGTGTCGTTTTCTTGACTGAAAAAGATATAATGATTAATAAAGCACAAAATATAAATTGGTGTGAAATTAGTTTTCTTTCAACAAATTCTGCATATAATTTAAGAACATCTTTAATATTATCTCAATTTAATTAAACAATAATTGATTTTATAAATTTTGAAATATCAGTATTTTTAGTATTTTGAGTAATTTTTATAGCATGTCCTTTTTCAATACTCGATTCATTTATTTTTACTGTTGTATCTAATTTAAATGCACCTTTCTCTTTTCTCCATGTAATTGTTTTTGTTGGAAAACATTCTAATTTTTCTTTACTTTTATATATTTCTTCTGTAAAATTTTTAAAAATTGTCAAATAAATACATTCAGGTGCAATATCTACAAATATCATATAATCTGATCCTTTCCATGGTACTTCGCCTAATTCATGTTGAAATGTTGGAGAAGATGATCCTTGATGTGCTGTTTTAATTTCAACTGATATTCCCAATATTGTACCATCTCCTTTACCTCCGCCAATTTCTTTTGTTTTAGTACCATTGCAATCAGCATCTATACCACATGAATTGCAAATACTATTTATTAATTCTTCTCCAACATTTCCTACATTATTACTTTGTAATTTGACTAAATCTTTATAAGGACTGTCTTTCCAAATATCATGTTTTTCTTCTTTATCTTTTTGTTGTTGTATAATTCGAATTAACATATTATGGACTGATTCAAATGCCATTTTTTTAGCTATCTTTATTACTGGCTCAATCTTTACATCTGTTTTTTTATAGATACTTTTCATTTTTATTGACAAGATAAATTTTATTTATTTTTTTTGTCATTTTTTATTATGACAAAAAGTTATTATTTTGTCATTTATATTTACATTTTCTATTCTTGTCTTTTTTCTACAAAAGAAAGAAATGATTGTAAATTCATCATATGTCCTTGTGATCTAATATGAGATTCATGATTACTTGTTCTAATATTACATAAATTACAACAATATAAATTATTACTAGGTGTAATAAATAAGTTATATTGATTTTGTTTGAAATCTTCCATATTAATCTTATGAGAATCTAGATTAATATGAATTTGTGAATTTTCAAATTGACAATTACATAAAGAACACTCAAACAATGAAGTGTTTTTGCAATCACAATCAGTAATATTTGTAATAAATAATCCATCCATTTTGTTTATTAGATAATTTTAAATTTATATTAAAAAATATCATTATTTATTTTTAATTGATATTATTAAGGACAAATTTATAAAAAAAAATGATTATTTTATTTTATAAATTTTTTATCATATAATCAACAATGCATCGCAACTCTAAGTCCGGTATTTATACTAATAAATCTATTCGTTATAATAATATTACTAACTCAAAAACTTATAATGGTTCACTATATTATGTCGACGATGAAGTTGTAAGAGTTAGTCCCAAGTATTACAAAGCTCTTAATAAATATAATGATGATGACAATTAATTTTTTGTCATTTATAAAAAAACATATATTTATAAAAAAATGATTTTTATTTTATTAATAATATTTATCATAAAATGCGTAGAAATTACAAAGGAAATATTAGATCCAATAATTCCATCAGATTTAATTATTTGGTAAATGAAAATACAAAGAATATTCATTATAGAATCAGCAAAGAAGATGCATTAGGACTTAATTCAAATATTTATAATAATTTTCTACCAAAAAATCTAAAAAAAACACAAGATTTTACAGATAATGAATCTAAATTCAATGTTACTAAGTTGAATTGTTTCAAGATTTATAATTTAAGTAATTCAAATAAGACAGAAAAAACTTTAAATTATCGATCAAAATACTATAAGATTACAGATAATGATTTTAATTATGATGATGAAGAATATTAATTTATAAATAATCGGGATGCTTTATCATTATTTAATTTAATTTTAACATCATTTTGTTTTATTCTTTCTAATCTTTCATACTCATCGCGTTCTTCTTTTATTTTTTTTTGTTCGTAATAAAGTTTTTCTTTTGATGATAAACCTTTTTTTAATTTATTATTTCTATAAAATTCATATTCTTCAACACTTTTAAAATCTTTAAGAGTTTTTACTATATTTTCCTCATCAACTAAACGAGTATTTGTATAAGCTATTTTATAATCAGCATAAATTAAATTATTTTTTCCTCCTTTTTCAACACCACTACTATAATCATCTGGTTTTTTACCGCCAATTTCTGTAAAACTAATCGTTTTAGCTAATATCATTGGTTCAGGTTCTTTATATTTCATTAATTGTTTAGGCGGAGGAGGTGTATTTTTATTGAATAATGAATTAAACGTAGAATTATCAAATTTCTTATTTTCAAAATGATTTGTTTGTGTAAAATCTTGTCTTATCTTTGAACTTTCAATCATTGTATCTCCATAACCAAAATCTTGTTCTTCATTTTCTAATCTACACATATCGAATGTTTTATTAAATTTTTCATTAAAATTATCACCGGTTATAGGAGCTGGAATACTTTCTTCTCGTGTATTATATATTTTTGCTTCATTTTTTAATTCAACAAATGATTTATTTGAACTTCGTGATTTATATTCTTCTGCTAATATTTTAAAACAATCTGTAACAAAATTAAATACTATTTTATTACCACCTTCTTTATCTGGATGTGTTAATAAAGCTGTTTGTTTATAAGCTTCTTTTAATTCATTCCAAGTAAATTTTTTATCAACTTCTAAAACTTCATATGGATCTAATATACTAAAATCAATTTTATTGAAATTAAAATCTTTATCTTTTTTAATAGCATTATAATATTGATGATATGTATATTGTCTTGTTGAGGAATTACCCATTATTTAATTATAATGATTATATTTTTTATAATAATAATAACTCATTTAATCATTAAATCCAATATAACTTGAAAATTTAGATTTTATACCAAAAAAATAATGTAAAACAGTTCCTAATCCTAGCATAGCAATAAAAATAAATATAAATGAGAAAAAATATTGAAAATAAGTTCTTTTTGATTTATCTGCTACATTTGCATTAAACCACATATATGAATGTAAAATAATTACACCAATTAAAGTAGCAACATAGTCAAATATTGATAATTCAAAAATGCGATAACTTCGTAAATTCATTTATATAATATTATATAAATATAAAAATTATATTAATATTAAAATGACATATAAATTATATGATACGCTTGAAGTAGATAGAAATGCAAGTGATGAAGATATAAAAAAAGCATATCGTAAATTAGCTATATTACATCATCCTGATAAAAACAAAGGTAATCCTGATGCAGAAGCAAGATTTAAAGAAATATCCAATGCTTATTCTGTTTTATCAGATGCTGAATCAAAACGTAAATATGATATGTTAGGAGATGAAAATTATAATAACGAAGGTGGTGGTAATTCTGGTGGACCTGATATAAATGTAGAAGAATTATTTAGCCATTTTTTTGGTAGACAACACCATCATCCATTTGGAGCAAATGTCTTTGGCTTTAATTCTGAACGTAATAATAGTCAACAAACATGTAATAATGTAATTAAACAATATAATATTACACTTGAAGATATTTATAATGGTATTTCAAAAAATATTAAATTTAATGTTAAAAATTATTGTAAAAAATGTAATACTGTTTGTGAAAAATGTAATGGATCTGGTATGATTCAACAACTAATTCAAATGGGTCCAATGACACAAGTATTACAATCAAATTGTCATTTTTGCGGTGCTAGTGGATTTAGTATTAAAAATAATAAAGATTGTCAACAATGTAAAGGATCTGGTGTTTATGAAACAGAACATATGGCTCATTTAAATATGCCAAAAGGTTTTACAGATAAAACAACTATATTTGCTGGTTTAGGAGAACAACCTAAGACAAATAAACAAAAAGCAGGAAATATTATTGTTGAATTTAATTTATTACCTCATAAAAATTTTAATAAAAAAGATAATGATTTATATTTTAAACAAACTATAACTTTTACTGAAAGCATAATGGGTAAACTAATAACAATTCCATATTTTGAAGAAGAAATAAAAATAAATATTAATCAATTTGGAATAATTAATCCAAATAAACAATATATGCTTAAAAATCGTGGATTACCCATTTTAAATAGTTCTAAAAAAGGTAATATGGTTATCGAATTTAATATTAAATATCCTACAAAACTAACTGATGATAAAGATGAACTAAGTACATTTGCAAATATGTTAGATCAAGTATTTATCTACTAGGAAATTCGAGTTGAATATTTTTATTATTATTATAATTTGAATAATAATCAACTAAAAATTCATCACCGTCATATGTATAATCATCCATTGTGTGATAATTTTGATCGCAAACACAGTATTTATTATAAACACTACTTGTTTTATGTTCTCTATCATATACTGGTATTTCAAATTTATTTGGAACATTACCAACCGGACAAGTACATTCGATACTTATATCCTTGGGATCGCCCGAATTATAATCAATTTTAAATAATTTACTTTGATTATGAGTAGCATTAATACTATATATATTTCCATCTGTTGTCAATGCAATTTTACATCTATTTAATTTTGCTACTTTTCTATTAATATTATGCCAATAAAATATATAAATAATTAAAAAAACTATTAAAATAAACGATATATGTAATATTAGTTCAATTATAGTATATTTTTTTGTTAAAATATCACTCATAAGATTAATAATATACATCTTCTATAAATATAATTAGTATTTAAATATTTTCTAAAACATGAGGTTTGATTGATTTGGCATTACAACTGATTGCTGTTTTTGCATTTGCAATTCCTGTTTTAATTTCATCAGCAAAATTCATATCTGGTGTTATATATGTACTTTCATTACTAATACAAACATCAACTTCTGTTTGAATATTTTCATTCGGTTTATTTTTATTTGCCATAGATTCAAATAATTCTTCTACTGCATTTGTATTTAATGATGGATTAAATATTCTTAACATTTCAAGAATATTTTGTTTTGAAAATTTAAAATAATCATAAGAATAGCTTTTTAATGTTTTTGTAAATCCTAAAAATTCAAATGTACTACTGTATAAATCAAAAACACCTTTATCTTTTAATTCTTGTAATGGTGGAATACTCATTAACATTTCTCTAATTGGTATAAATAATGTAGCAATTCCAGTTGGTGGTATAACATAAATAATTATTAAATAAATTATATATAATATTAAAAAGAATATTGTTATTATAAAAAAAGGCATTTTGCCAACACTTAAAAATGTGTTATTTACTGTTTTTAAAGTATCAAAAAATAGTACTTTAGATACTCCATCCGTGTCATAATATAATGTATTAGGTACGCCCTCTTGGTTTATATCCCCTGTTATATATATCAAAACAGCAACAATACATATAACAACCCAAAGAAATATTGAAATACTATATAAAACTACAAAATTAATACACAAATCAATTATATTCATTTTTTTACTTATCCTATACTTGATTTTAAATAAGATTTTATAGCATTTGCATAACATTCACTATACGGTGAATAGGAATTTGTAAAATCACCAGAAACCTCATCTAAATAATCAGAATTATATAATTTAAATTTTTGTTTCATAGCAACACATAATTGTGTTTCATAATCTATTTTTTCAGAATTTGTTTGGATTTTTTGTTCTTTCTTATATTTATCATACGTATCTATATCTTCTTTTTTATCAACACTTTCTAAATCTTTTAAATCATTAGAATGATCTACTTTATCTTCTTTTACATTAAAATATTTTTGTAAATCATCACCAAATAAATCAACAAATATTTCATTTATAAAGCTAAATAAATAATTTGTCAAATCAGTTGCTGATAATATAAACCAATTTTTTATAGTATCAGTTGTAAATATTCTTGTAAATACTCTATATATTAATTGTAATGTTCCTAGATCTGTCAATGTTTGAAATGGAGGGATAATTGCTAATAATAACGGTTTAAGAGGTAATATAAATACATATGGAATAATTGGTATTGGTATTATAATTATAAAAGGTACAAATAATATAATCAATAACCAAAATATAAATACCCAATGAAGCGTAACAATAAGAATAACTAATATATGAACTACTATAAATTCAATAAATGCAAAAAATATTGCTAAACCATATGATATCATTAATGGTAATGGAAATGAGATAAATGATTTAAATCCAAAGAACCAAAAAATAAAATTAAGAAGAAAATAAAGATTATAACAGAAAAAATATACAAAACAAAAAATACCTAAGTTATGTAAAAATCGGATAGGTATTAATAAAGGATCCATTATTATTGAATAATAATATTATAATATTCATAAAATCTTTCGACAATTATTTCAGGTATTTCAGTAAAATCAATTAATTTTTTATTAAGATTAAAGTTGTTAACAATATTATTTTTTGTTAAATAATTTAATCTTTCTTCATCGGGCATCAATGCAATTTTCATAGCATTCGCTTTTTGTAGTCCTTGTTGAATTTTTTGTATATTATCGCTTTTATCCCCAAATATAATTTTAAATAATAATTCAACTTTTGGATTATAGTTAATTCTCAATGATAAATCTTTAAATTGCATATTATAAATTTTTATACAAGTATCATACATTTGTAAATAATCACTATCATTTGTAATAATAACTACATTCATTTTTGTTTTAATATTTTTTTGTAATAAATATACGATATCATCTCCTTCAAGATTATCGAAATTACAACATTTATAATTATTGGCTTTTAAATAATTTTCGAATAATTCAAATATATTACTATTAAAATTAGCCTTCTTTATTCGTGATTGTTTATATTTATCATAAATTTCATTTCTCCATATTAAACTTCTAGGACAATCAGCACAGAATATAATATTTGTTTTAACTGTTTTAAATTTTTTTACTAATTTTGTCATATCTGTTTCAAAATGTTTGATAAATGCTACAATAAACTCTTTATTATTAATAATATCATCATGATCTATAATAATATCAGGTTGTCTTTGTTTAAACCATCTTAATGTAGCATAATATCTATTAAAAATATAATAACTATTATCAATTATAATAGCAGAAGTTTTAGACGATAGTATGATTTCACTCATATGTTATAACATTAATATATTTAATTTATCATTTTTTATTTTCACAAAAAAATGATTTAAATTGATATATTTTTATATTTATAATGAACGAAAAACAACTAGAAGCATTTTATTTCGCTAAAAATAGAAATAATATATTTATTACAGGTTCTGCCGGAACAGGTAAATCATATACAATCAAAAAAATTATTGAATATTATGAATCAAATAATATTAATTATGGATTAACAGCTTTAACTGGTTGTGCCGCTAGTTTAATTAACGGTCAAACATTGCACTCATTTTTATATTTAGGAATTAATAATAATTTAGATTATATTTATAAAAATTTATGTAAATATACACCACAATTAAATAAATTGAAACGATTAGATGTGTTAATTATTGATGAAATATCTATGATGAATAATGAATTGTTTGAATTAATTAATGATTTATTTAAATTAATTAAAGGAAATAATCGATTATTTGGTGGAATACAATTAATATTAATAGGAGATTTTTATCAACTTCCTCCAATAACTGGTAATTATTGTTTTACATCACCATTATGGGATGAAATGGAATTAAAAACTATTATTTTAAATGAATTGATTCGGCAAAAAGATGATATTAAATTACAAGAAATTTTAGAACAAATTAGAGAAGGTAAATTAAGTGATGAAAATTTTAAAATTTTAAAAAATTTAAAAGATACTAAATTTACAAGTCATGTTAAACCAACTAAACTATTTCCTGTAAATCTAAATGTCGATAAAATTAATAAAAGATCATTCGAAAAACTCGTTAAATTAAATAATAATGAAATTAAAACATATAAAGCATATTCGAAAACAAAAGTTGATAAATTAGAAACATTTGATATTGATTTAACTTTAAACGCACAAATTATGATAACGCGTAATATTTCAGTCGAAAATCATTTAATTAATGGTACAAGAGGTGTTATTATTGAATTAAAAGAAAAAAGTGTTGTAATTAAAGATATTAATAATAATATACATGAAATTAATTATTACACCGATCTAATAAATAATAAAAAAAATTACATATGTTTCCTACCAATTAAGCTTGCTTATGCTATATCTATACATAAATCGCAAGGTGCGTCAATTGATTGTATTGAAATTGATTTAGGCGATGATATATTTGTTTCAGGACAAACATATACTGCTTTATCAAGAGCTACTAATATTAATAATATTCGAATAATTAATATTGAAAGAAATTCTTTTTTCATAAATAAAAAAATATTAGATTTTTATAAAAAATAAATATTATATATATATAGATACAAAAATAATAGATGGGTGATACATATGAAAACTTTTTTGCAGATCAAAAACCAAAAACCGGTGGTGCGCGACGCAACCGCCTAGAATTCGATGATTTAGCCGAAGATAATGGCGAAGATTTTTATTATGAAGATGAAGAACAACCAGATGACGATGATGCCCTTTATGGTGGTCGCGCTCGCGTTCATCCCGATTCATATTATACTTCACACAATAAATACAGCTTAGTAGAATCTTCTTATGGTGGCGCGAAAGAAGGTGGTCGCTATGAATCAAAAACTCCTCATGCTGCTGCCGCTAAAATAGGCTCTCGTGTATTCCGTGATGCTAATGCTAGTGGAATGGCTAGCGTTCGTTCAGTATGGGTTATAATAAAGAGCACTCATCGCGGAGATCAACGCTATGTTAAATATTATATGTATAATCTAACCCGTGAACGCGTTAATAAATCAGTTCCCAAAGGTGGTGTAAATATTACCTATAAATACAAGATCAATGTTAAAGCTGGTGAATTACCTGAAGAATATGTTGTCTTAAACAAACAAGAATCTAAACTTCGTGCCTCCAAGAAACGCGCTGAAAAGCGCGCTGCTAATGGCGAAGCACCAAAACCCAAGAAAACCGCTACCAAGAAACCCGCTGCCAAGAAAGTATCTGGTGAAGAAAAACCAAAGAAAAAAGCCGCCAAGAAACCAGCTGCTGCCAAGAAAGCATCTGGTGAAAAAAAGCCGCCAAGAAAGCATCTGGTGAAGAAAGCATCTGGTGAAGAAAAACCAAAGAAAAAAGCCGCCAAGAAAACCTCGGCTGCCAAGAAATCCCCATCAGCCGCCAAAAAAGGTCCTGGACGCCCCAAGAAAACCGGTGGCTTTTTCACCTTTTTCTAAATTTTAACCCATAGAAGAAGTGGAAAAATTTTTTAAATCATAATTATCATCAAAAAAATATATTGCTATTAATTTTTTTCTATGTATTCTTAATTTATTACATATTTCTAATATTTTTGATTCATCGTCGCGATTTTTAATCCATTCGTTGAATAAACCATTATATAAATTAACACTTTCTATCATTAAAGGATATTTATGACATGTATTAGATGCTAACATCTGTGCTTCTTCTGCTAAACCAATAATATGTTGAAAATGTTTTGTTATACAATCTCTGCAACGTTTATTTTTATTTGTTATATGTTCTTCTAATAATATAGATTGTTTCACTATTTGTTGCATATTATATTTAGGATCACTAACTGGATCTAATGCTCCGCATGTTTTAACATTACAACTTCCACCACCTGAAACAGTATTACTTTTTTTGTTTTGAATATTAATACTTGATACTTGTGAAGATAATAAAGTATAAATTATTAAATAAACAATTATTAAACATATAATAAAAATTAAAACATTCATTTCTAATTAAAGAATATGAATTTAATTATTGAAGCATTTTTTATAGGTATATATACATCATTATTTAATATTTTTACAAATAATTTAAATATTTATATTGATTTTTTTATAATAGGTTTTCTAAAACACTTAATTGGTTATTATTTACAATTACATGATTATTATTGTTATAATAAAAAAAATAAAAAAGCTATAATTAATAAATATATTATTAAAGATAGTATTTATGAAGGCATTTGCTTTATTTTAATAGGAAATATTATTAAAAAATTATTTGATTTAGAAAATATGCGAATAGTATTATTTTTAGTAGGATTTAGTTTTCATATAATTGCGGAATTTATAGGTTTACATAATTATTTCTTAAATAATCGCTGTGAATTGTAAAAAAAATGATTATTTTTATTAATGACATAATTATTATATTATGTCTGACTTATCTAATCATCGTAAAAAATGGACTGTAAAAGAAGTCAAACAATTAATGAAAGAAATTCATAGTATTGTTGACATTGAAAAAATTGCAAAAATTCATAAACGAACTTCAAATGGTATTTATTTAAAATTAGTTAGAGAAGCTGCTAATATTGCAGATGAAGAACCTAATATTAAATTAAATGAATTATGTGATATCGTTGGATTACCTGCATCAAAACTATTAGAAGGATTTAAAAAAATCAAATACGAGTTTGATGATGATGATTCGTATGATTCAGATATTACTGATGTTTCTGACGATTCTAATGATTCTGATGATACTGTAAAAAATGAAGTAAATAATAACGACGATATTAGTGATACTGAATCATATAATATCGAAGATAAAAAAGAAATTGTATATTTTTCAAATGTAGCAACTGGTATTATTATTACTATTAATTTGTTAGGACTAGGTTATTATTTATATAAACAATTTAAATTATAAATTCTTTAATATATCATCAGATGGGTTCATGTTAGCCCAATATTTTTTGTTATCATACATACGTGTTGATCGACTTAAATAATATATTGTAGAACATATTGATATTACAAAAGGTATTGCTAATATACAAGATATTACAGTCATATTTTCAGGGAAAGCAATATATAGTATTAATAATAATACTAATAATACTATTAAAAATGTAATTAATCCAGTTAATGATCTATAAAAATTTATATTTTTCTTTAATAATTGTATTGCTGAATCTAATGAATTAAAACGTTTTTTATAATATTCTTTCTTTTCTAATTTTGAATCTGTATAATATTGAATATAGCTTTTTGATAAATCAGTTACCTTTTGATCGGGTGTTGCTACTATGCTTGATAATAAAATTACATTAAAATTATTTAGTTGTTGTGTAAATGAACTTAATGAACTATATAATTTTGTATTTCCAGTGCTTACATAAGGACCTTGTCCTGCAAATGTTGTTAATACACTAGATGTTGTATCAAAATTTTCAACTAGTTCGTAATTATAATAGAAATAATATGCAATAATTATAAATATAAAGAATATTACATAAATAATTAATTTAGAATTACTATCAAAATATGTTTCATTTAATGTATATACAATGATTAATACTATTATTATTACTAATGCAATTGCAAGAAAAACTTTAAAATTAAATAATACTTTATCATAACTAGTTGAAAGCATATTATAACGATTTATTATTTTATTTAATTCATTTTGTGATTCATAATATTCTGGTCTTAGATTTTCTAAATTTTTTAATTTATCCTCCATATCATTTAAATAAATATTTACTTGACTATAATTTTTTAAAGCAGATGAATATGTATCAATATTATTCATTAATAAATTAATATCTAATTGTACGTCATCTGATGTTAATGATCTTACAATTGCAGGCGATGTAATATTTGCTGTTTTTAATTTAGGATTACTTAATATAAAATTATACATATCATAATGTATTAAATTTGCATATAATAACATATTGTATTTATATATATTTAGTTTTAGTGTTTGTAATAATGTACTCGGTGAATCGTCATTTAATAATGTATAAAATGCATTGTGATATAAAAATGCTCTTTGTATATTATAATTATTAGATGTTGCAGTTAATAATAAATCTTGGTTATATGCTGAAGTAATATCTGCGCGCGTCATTCCAGTAGTACAATTTGGATAACAAATAAAAGTAGATGTTGCAAAAGTTTTAGTAGTATAATCATACTTTATATGAGCTGGTACATCACCTGCTGTTGTAGTATAATTACTTGTTGTACTAACAACTGAATTACCTGAATTATTATAAAAACGAGCTCTAATATAGTCAATTGGTGCAATAGTAGCAGTACTTAAAGTAGAATTATATGTATATGCATAATTAATAAAATTTCGCATACCATTAATATTAGTAAGTACTCCTAAATCTTTTGATTTATATCCATAATATAATGGAAATGCAGCATTACTAATATTTAATATATTCGGTTTTACATTTGTTATATAATCAATAATTGGTATATCAGTTGAATTTTCTTTAACAACAGTACACATAGTATTTAATGTTTCATTAGCATTTGAAGTCCATTGTTGTTTAAATAAATTATCTTTAATATAATTATTTAAATCGCCTGTTGTTAATGATGTTGGCTGGGGAGATGCTGTATCTAAATTGTTTATTATATTGGAATATAAATTAGACATATATTTACTAGAATTTAAAAATCCTAATTGTAATACATAATTGGATGTAGATGCAGAGGTTTGAGTAGTACAGACATTACTTTGGTCTGAAGCTGATGGTATTTTTATTTTCATATTTGTTAATTTATATTTTGCATCAGAAAGTGTATCTTTTGCTGTTTCAATTGATAATGTATTATATGCAATTGTATAAATATTAGTGATAGTCATTAAATCGTATAAATACATTTCTTGTAAAAAGTTATCTTGTGATATTAAATTACCAGATGAATCTATTGCAGACGAGCCTAAATTTGCTTTATTTAATGATAAGGCGGCAAATGGAAAATTATCAGCACTATTATAATCATTTTTGTATTTTATAAGATTATATTTATATAGTGAATTTATACTTCCATTTTCAAGTTTTGAGATTATTGAATCACTTGGTATTACTGCAACTGGTATACTATCTTTTAATATAAAATTTTCAATTGTTTGTGTATTATTTTTATTCGTATTATTTGTAAATCCTTCATATGTTGCAGATGATGATTTTACATATATAATTACACAACCATTCATGCCATTATTACTATTTAATTGTTTTGAATAACAACATTTATTTCCATTTCCACCGCATCCGTATCCTAAATTGCGAGAAGTTGTATTTCCAGCACCATTACCACCTGCACCAAAAACTACATTATTATCAAACCATTTTAGTATAACACCATCGCCGCCATTGCTATCAAAACCTTCACCTGATATTCCACCGCCTCCTCCTAAATAAGCGCCAACAGCACCATCAAAACCATTATATGAAGATAATGCTAATGATTTACCTTTAATTTTATTTAAACCACTTCCACCACCACAACCACCATCTAATTCTGTATTTTGATTAATTAGACCACATCCACCATTACCACCACCAATACATCTAATGTTATTTATTAATGTATTATTGATATCAACAATTGACATTATTGTATCAGTTGCTTTAACATAATTATAAATTTCATTACTTGAATTAAAATTATAAAAAGTACAATTATCACCATTAAATGAAAATGATTTTTTATTATTTGAATTGTCGCTATAAACAATTATTTTTATTTTGTAATATACATCAGATTGTACGTCAAATGTGATTTGTTTACTATTATTATAACCCGAGAAAAAAGTATTAGTATCATTATAAACATATTTATCAATCCATATAAATGATTTTAAATATGTGCTATCGATATTAAAATTTATTATTCCAGATTTACTACATTTCATATATCCGTCCCATATATATGTTGCACTATTTTGAAGTAATTCATTATTTATAGTAATATTATTAACTATATAAGTTGTCGGTTTTATATACGCGTCAATATTAACAGTGGAATAATCATCATTTTTAATTTGAAATGTATTTAAAGCAGGATTAGTATTGTTAAATATTTTTAGTGTTAAACCCTTTGTAAATAAATTATCTATATTTTCAATACTACATTTTCCACCTGTTCCTATATTAAAACTATAAGTATTACCATTGGTAAAAGTATAGTTTTTATTTATATATGAAGCACCAGCACCTCCGCCACCGCCAAAAAAATAACCACCTGCTCCTCCACCACCAATCATAAAAAGCTCACAATTTAAATCAACTTTTGGGGTGAATGTATATTTTTGGTTATCATCTTGATATAAAATACAATAATAACCATTGTTTATGGGGGTCCATTTAATTGATGTCCCTTTACCATTTGTAATATTATATTCTTCCATATTCTAATTTATATTTATATTAAAAATAGATAAATTATTTTTTAATAATTGCCATTAGAGTTTTTAATTCTTCTGGATTTTTTTTAAGTCTATTCCATTCTTCAACTGTTTTATTGAATAAAATTTTATTTGCAATTTTTGTATCTTTATTTTCTGATTTCAATTTTTCTTGATAATATGTAACGAATATATTATAATCTGTTTTCTTTTTTTCTGATTTTACAACAGGTGTTGCTGATATTGTTGTAATATCATTTTTTAAGTCTTCTGTATTATTCTCATTTAATACATTATTTTCTTCTGTTTTAATACAACTATTATAAGAAGTAATTACTGGTTCTTCATGAGTAATATTTACACGATTACAATTTCTAACCCATACTTTTCTATTATTTTTAATTTGCACCGACCAAATTTGTTTATCAAAACCTTCTTTTTCATAGTTAATTTCAAAACCTTCGGCTGATAATCCAAATCGTTTAGGAGATTGTTCTTTACCAGTATATGTTTCTGTTGAAATATTAGAACATGGAATTTTATTATTCTTCATCTTTTTTCAATAAATAATAATTCAAAAAAATAAAATCATTTTTTTTCAACCATACCACCAGTCTTTTTCAATCATTTTTGCATTATTATAATATAATTTTAAGTTATTATAATCATGGTTCACAGAATAACCAATATAAACAGGATTAATTAGTGCTGTTGCTAATATTGTTGTAAATTTATCATTATTACAAATATCATTTCTATTATAATTATAATACAAACCTCTTGCCATACCATATGATAACGAAAAACACATATATTTATTTATAAAATTACTTATCATTAATTATCATTAATTATAATATTAAATAGTATTCTTTATATATAGTAATAATTTAAACAACTAATAAAAATTAATTTTTATTAATTTAAATGTAAAAAAATAAAAAAAATGATATCATTTTTTAGGCATATTAAATAATATGCCGTCTTTCTTAACATCTATCGAAGATGAATTTAATACTATTCTTTCAAAGAAAAACGTTTCGAGAAAAGATATTTTAAAATTAAAAACATTTATAATTGAATGCTATGAAAATGATAATATTATTGATTTAGATGAAATAAATAATTCAATGAAAATTTTAGATTTTGATATATCATCAGATTCAGATAATTAATCGTCGAAATCATCATATGTACCAACATCATCTGGTTCATCAAAATCATCCATATCTTCTTCTATGATTTCATCTAATTCATCATCTTCATCTGCACCACCAGTTTTCTTATCGTCATCATCATCTTCCTCTTCTTCTTCTTCATCTTCTTGTTTACTCGCTGTTTCTTCATATACTTCATCTAAATCATCATCTTCATCATTTTCTTTAATAATATCAGTATCATCAACATCTTCAATTACTGACGTTTTAATATATTCTTCTTTACTTTTAATGGCTCTTCCAATAATTGAAATATGTTTATCAAATAATTGATATTTTTTACCGCAAACTTCTATTTTAATATCATCACCGATATTTATAGTATCAATGTTAATTTCAGATTGAATACCAGCTGAAATTTTTGGTATTATAACTTGAAGAATTGGAATACTATCATAATAGCCTTCGGCTAATACACCAAGTGAATTTTTTGCTTTTACTTTGCATTTAATAATAGACCCTTGTGCTGGATTACAAATTTCAGCGATACAAATAACTTCGAAATAACAATTTGAATTAAAATGCTCTTTTTTTAGTTGTCCCACTGAACGTTTAATGATTTTTATAGTATCTTTTTTAATATATCCATATTTAGAACAGATACTTTCATAATTATTCTTTAATTTTGTTAAAATTGTTGTTTCATAGTCTTTATTTATCTCATTTGGGGTTAAAATAATAGTAGTTCTAAATTTAATTGGAATAAATAGCTCGGTTGTCATTATAATCTATATATATATTTCGATATAAATATTTCAATTTTTTTATTTATATAAAAAATTGATTTATTTATATATATAAATTAGATAAAATTATGGAAATTTCAAAAGATGA